AGCCGGCATCCGAGCCCAATCGACAGTTTTCTCAATATCAAGCTTGCCCTGTAGGGCTCTAAAGATGCTCCTTTTATGATGGGGCAATTTCCAGGTCTCGGGGTCTTCAGGGTCGCCGACAATGGCAAAAGCCTCCTTGGGTAAGCCCTCCTTGAGCTTAGGTAGCCCTTCTTTTACTGTCATGTCTAATTCACCTCCTTTGAGCACCCAGAAAGACCTTCGATTTTCCCGGGTGTCACTTTATCTCCTCTCCTTAGAAGAGGGGCAAACTGCTTTTGAAGAGGGGCTTCGCCCTCCGGTATTGCCCTTCAATTAGGGTCCGTAGTCAGTTGATTTAGATGCTGGTGGATAGTAGGGCTTATACAGTGAACGGACCCTAACCCGGTTTCTTCTCCCCAGCCTTTTGAGCTCAGCCTTGAAATAGTTTAGTTTCTCCCTGCCCCAAGTTAGGAGCTCCGTAGGGGTTTGGGTGCCGCCGACATTAACCCGGTTGATGGCATAAACTGCCCACTCTACAGCGGCATAGCCACAGGCGCCGGTGGCGATCAGGTCTTCGTGCTCACCGGGGATAGTAGAGGTGGTGGCATCAAGGGTATGGAGCTTGCCGTAGTAGATATAGGCATTGGAGCCATCGGGGATTTCATCACCAAGCAGGGTGAGGGTGTCTGCCCACAGGCTGAACCTTTGATATCTCTTGGGGAATTTATCCACCGGGTATTCTACTGCCTCTACCATAACCCTGTCTGAAAAGCTGGATATATCAATCTCCCTTGAGCCTGAGGTGGTGGCTTTGGTCGCCTTCTGCTCGTAGGGAATAGCCTCAGCGAAATCCTTAACCGCATGGGCAATGTGTCTAGCTAGCTCATCGTCTGTCCAGCGGTAGTTGGCTGTATCCTCATCCTTAAGGTCACGCCTGACTATAGTTCTCATCTCGGTTAGGTTCATATCTACCTCCCCCCTTTAAGCACCGAAAAAATCGAAGATTTTCCTGGGAACCCGCTTTATTCCCTCCTTAAAAAGAAGGGGAATGGTTGTTGAAGGGCGAAGCCCAAACTTTCCTCTATTTAGGTGGCAGCTGTCTAATCTCTACCCTCTCTAGCCTCTCACAGGGTAAGCCCTCGTCATGACGGCAAATCTCAAAGTCACAGAAGGATATCTCCTCATTAACCTTGCCCTCATTGATGCTAACTGCCTTCCCAGAGAGGTTTTTGGCATAAGCCATCAGGAAGTCAGCATCGGCCTTGGTATTAAAGGACAAATCAAGCCTTACTCTATACTTCATCTGGTGAGATACCTCCTTTCCTTCCCGCAAGACGCTTCGTATCGTAATATTCGGGTTTCATCTATACCTCCACTTAGTAGCCAGGTAGTTATGCTGGATTTCCGCAGGAGTTAAAGCACGATTGTACTTTGCCAGTTCGCCTATAGTGCCCTTGTACATATTCCCTGTTATTTCTCCTCTTCGCCCAACATGGAAGGTCTTTCCTGTCGCATCGGGGAGATGTAAAACCTCAGATGAAATGGTTTGGTCAATCGCATCTACATATATCTCCCCTGCCGTGCCATTTTTCACTACAGCAACAAAGACGAATTGCCCTGCTGAGACTATGCCAGTATTGCTCAAAGTGCTTCTCAGAGCACCATTTCTATAGATTCTCAGCTTGAGAGAACCATCTGTGTATTGCTGTAGATAATAAACATTTGAACCCACTGTACCCCAGCCGAACGGGGCATAGGTGCCAGACAAATCGGCTGGTTTGAGCCAGAGTAGCAATGTTGTATTATTACCTAAGTCGAATACTGTATCATCACCACAATCAATATAGTCATCCGTACCGTCAAAATAGTGCCCGTTAAGACGCCACAAAGCCCCCGTTCTTGTGCATAGATGTCCATAGGCATCCCTGGACATGAAAGAAGCACCGTCAAGCTCATAGAAGGGCAAATACAGCACCAAGCTGGGGTCAAAGATAAAGTCCATCACTCACCTCATGATGTGGCATACTTCACTCTAATGTAGCTCGAGTTCTTAACCTTGGCTCGCCCCTCATTAGTCTCATTACACTGGATGACCAGCCTTACTTCAAAGGGCAGAGAGTCGAAATTGGCTGCTGTTTTAAAGCGACCGCTCCGGGTTTCCTCAACATAGGTCGTTCCTATATCAGTCTTGGTAACCGCACTATGAAGGTCGGCCCAGTTTCCGCCTTTATTTCTTGCCTGCCATTTATAGATAAGGTCAGCTGTGGCTGAGGAGACTGCTCGGAAAGCCGCGGTTAAGCCGAACTCAACCTCAATTATCTCCCCTAATGCTGGCGGCTTAATGGTAATGCTTTCTACCTCAATGCCGACATCCGCTGTGGTGGTGTCCTTCTCGGCAGACCATTGAATGCCGTCTGAGGTTAAGTCGCCTTTGGCAAAGGGATACTCAGTGTGTTCTACTACAGCAAGTCCCATAATCTACCTCCTTCTTCGGATAGGAAGGTTGGGGCAGCTATTCCCAGCCCTCCTATCCACTGCAAAGTGTTGCCGTGTTATCACGCCGTGCTGTCAGCTTGACTGTTCAAGAAGAACATGCCCTCTGTTTAGTCTTGAACCCCAATTAAGGCAGCGGCCTTAATTGTGCTAAATAGAGCTAGGGAAACGTACCACTTAATCCTGGTCCTGGTGGCATCCTTGGTCTCCAGTGAGCCAATAGGCTCTGCCTGTATATGCCCGGGGCTAGTTAAGCCGCAGAGACCTCCCTCCCCGGACTGGATGGTGTAGATGGTGGAGCAAGTGCCGCCTGTGGTCGCTGTCTCCACACCACCGCTAAGCACATGGGTATCTAAGATCCAGTCGGAAACACCGATAGGGATACCATCCCATAATTCAATGAAGTTGCCCCACTTATCCCGGTCGGTCTCCATCATCCCCCCGGCTGCCCTGATCAGGGCGTTGATCTTCCGCCTCGAGCGACGGCTCATAAGTAACATATCAGGCTTACCACCCTTTACCGCATCAATAAGCTCATCCAGCTTGGCCAGGGTAAGAGTGGCGCCGGTATCTGCCATAGCTATTACCTGGTCGCTGGCAGTAGTGGTATCAATGAGCTTCCTCAGACCGTCGAACTGCTTGGCGTCAGTCGCCGAATCGCCATAGATGAAGGTCTCTTCAAACTTACGCCTGAGTGCCTTGGTTTTAAGCTCGATAACGGATGCCTCTAGATCCTGAATATTACTTCGCGTCGCTTTGAGAAAATTATCGACATCGGCGTCTCCACCCATAATCTTCAGGTTGGCTGTTTTTTGTTCAAAGGTTGGGGTTGATTCAGCCCAGGTATCACCGACATCGTAGAAATCGATGGTAGGTAAGGTCTTCTCCTGGTTATAGGTTAAGCCATTACCCACAATCTCGATGAAGGGAAGTTGCTGAAGAATGGGTGAGTCCTTAACGATGGTTTCCACTACCCCTTGGAGTAACATATCATTTGACAGCTTGGCTGCCTCAGCTAGTGTTAGCGCCATTATTAACCTCCTTCGGAGGAAATCCTAAATTCGAATTTCTAAATCCTAAACAAATTCAGAATCTAAATTGCTAAAGTTTAGGGTTTAGAGTTTAGGATTTCGTATTTTATTGTTTACCTCCTATTGCGTATTGAATCTTTTCCCTTGGGGATAGAGCTGACAGGTCAGGTGGTGTCCGCTGTGGAGCTCCGGCAGGAATCTTAGCTGTTGAAATTTCAACCTCTAACCCCTGTCTCACCTTACTAATTAGGGTTTTGGCCTTACTCAGGGAGTCATTGATAGAGTCGATAGTATCACCAGTGATGAGCTCCTCAAGCACCTCTGGATTTGCCTGAACCACCATGGATTTGTAGCTGGCTACCGCCCCAGCCAGAGAGTTATTGACCGTGGTCAGCTTCTCCTCTGACCCAGCTATAGCCTGCTCAAGCTCGGCGATGCGGGCATTAGCTTGAGCTAACTCCCCATCCTTTTGAGCTACCAAGCTCTCAAGTTGAGCAAGTTTGGATGCTTCGCTCTCTTCTGACTCTTCCCCTTCAGGAATAGAGTCTTGATTTTGTTCTAGTTCATCCTCTACCAACTTCTACCTCCTTCGGAGGAAATCCTAAAATTTCCTTATGTTTAGTATTTAGGATTTCCCTTCTTATTCCTCAATATCCTCTGCCGTAGACGGTATCGCTCTCCCTCTCGCTTTACTTCGGGCAGATTTGGTATTAAGCCGGTTCCCAGAAGAATCTTTGATTTTTCTGGGTGAATTAAGCTCTTGGTTCATCCTGAGGATAGCTTCCCTTTCCTCAAGCCACCTATTAAACTCCATCTCTGGGTCTTTGACTCCCACTTCATCCATGGCCCGTCTTCTGGAGTGGATGCCACTCTGAATCAGTACCTGCTCGCTTTCCACTAGTCTCTCCCTATCCTGGGGCAATACCGGGCCCCAGATTACTCGCAGGTGGTTATCACCGAAGTTCTCATTCCGGTATTTCTCTAGGAGCTTAAGGATCAGTTTGTTCCTTCGGTTATAGGCGTCTGTTCTGATCAGCCTCTTTCGCCTCAACTTCTGCAGTAGTGGCTGAAGCTCAATCTCAAGGGCTACCCCGGAGAGGTCCCTCTCGGTGCCACCAAAGGCAGCCCGGGGCGATTCAGCAATATCATGCAGAATCCTATACAGCAGATTGATATAGTCTATGTGGAGTCTGACGCCACCGCCTTGAAGCAAATCTAGCAGGTAAGCCTTAGCGTCTTCAGGTATGTTCCACACTGCCCCTGGCTTAACGGCAATATCTTCAGACTCCTCCACATTCTCCAGGACAGCAATAGGGTTCCCCGATAGCTCCAGTATTCTTGATAGTTGGCTCATGGCTCGGTTAAGCTCCCGCTGCGGCTGCATAAGCTGGTACAAATCAGATATACCCCAGAACTTCTTTGGCTCTCTTAGGTTGGGGTAGATGGCAAAGGGGATAAAGCCGTAAGGGTTAGGTTTCTTCTCGACTAGGGCATTGTCTAGCCACAGCTCAAACTCCTGAGCCGTCCATAGCTCAACTACATTAGCCGTTTTGCCCTTGGGTTTTACCTTATACAGGGTTTCCGCCTCCTCTGTGGTTAGGCTGTATTTGGAAGCTATCCTCCATACTCTTGATGTATCATCCCCTGCCCACCAGGTATAGATACCCTGGATGTCAGGGGCGGTAACCCTGACGCTCTTTGTCTCTGCGTCCCAGATAACCTTAAAGCAGGCATCACCAAGTATGGCGCAATCAATCTCGGTCTCAAAATCGAGTTGCTCTAGGTTATTGTCCTCGTATACCTGGTATAGGGCTTGCTCCGCTCTGCGGGCTCTGGCCCTGGCCTCATCTGAGTCCTCGACCGGTTCAACAGCGAAGGTGATACCGGACATTAGATACGAGGTAACCTTATCTATAACCACCTTGGCGTAGTTAAAGGTCAGGCGTTTCTCACCTCGCCGGGCATAGCCTTCCCAGTGCTGGCCGTGGTAGAAGTCAAGTAGTTCTCTATAGCCCCTAATCCTGTCTAAATCAAGACGAGCCAATACCGTAGGGTTAAATCCTTCATTCATCGGGATCCTCGAAAATCTTGGTTTTTGGAGTAAATTCATTTCTTGTCCTCTTAAGTGCTCTCTGCACTGTTCGCTGACTAATGCCAAACATCAAAGCTAGCTCTTTTATCCCCTTCCCTTCAGTGGTGAATAGCCTCAATATTTCCTTGTTTCGCAAGCCTTGAATATAGCGCTGCCTGCCTCTGGGTTCGTCATAGATACATTTGGCGAAGGGACAATTAAGGCAGGAATTGGCAAACTCGCAACCATCATCCTGGTAGTGGCAATACTCGGGCGGTAAGTCTGGCTCCTTTTGTACTGACTCCGTAGGCCTCCTCCCGGGGTAGCTTTCATGTACTGACTCCGAAGCCCTTGTCTCCGGGTAGGTTTTTTGCTCTGACTCCATAACTCTTCCCAAGTGTCTCTTGACACTAACTTCGCCGCTAATCTACGTGCACTTTTGTTTCACCCTGTATTTGCCTTCTCATAAGGCTTTGGGCAATGCTAGATTAGCACATATGTTCTACCCCCGTCAACAGTGTTTTGTCATCTTTTACTCCCCTTTGACCTTCCCATAATTTAGCGCTGGTGTTGACAAAAATAGTAATTTGAGTTATTATTGCTTTAATAAAGTAATATATAACCAGCTATGGCACTTTTGAATGATTATTTTAATGTGATAGAGGCCGGTCGTCGCCTTAAGGTACATCCGGAGACGGTAAAGAGGCTGTGCCGGCAGGGAGATCTACCCGCAGTAAAGGTACATAATACCTGGCTGATTAGCCGGGATATTCTGGATAACTTCGCCGCTACTTACGTCCCCAAGCGCGGTGCCAGAAAAAGACTCATAGAATAAAAGAAAGGGATAAATAGGAGGTTTATTGGCATTCTGAAAATGAGTCTCTCCTACTCCTATATCGGGATGAAGAGAGGGTAGACTACAATGGGGAAAAGTAAAATCCTGCGCATTTTGGCTATAGTCGGCATCTTAAGTCTACTGTTTGTGCTCATACCAGCTACTTCGGCTCTGGCTTTGCCTGAGATTACCATCTCTCCAACCTCTGGCTCTGTCGGTACCGAGGTTACTGTAACCGGAACTGGCTTTGAGTCCTTCAGTGGTACCGAGATCAGCATCTTCTTTAATAATAGGGAGGTTGATAACAGCCCGTTAGTCATTCCCGAGAGTGGGACTTTCACCACTGATTTTGCTGTTCCCAGCGGTGCTAGACCGGGAACTGCCTATGTGAAAGTTACCACCGTGATTGGTGGTGAGGTAAGGAGGTCGTTTATTGTCCAGGAACCCAAAATTGGGCTATCCGCCGATGAGGGTGCTGTGGGTACTATGGTGACCGTTGACGGCCAGGGTTTTTATGCCGGGGGGACCGTAGACCTCTACTACTACAAGGATGGCTCCAGGGTCAATGTCGCCAGTGAAACGGCTTCTCCTACCGGTGAGTTTACTTACACCTTTCCTATCCCTGACAGCACCGCTGGGGAGCATAAGATTATGGGAGAGGATGCACTCGACAACTCGGCTGAAGTCAGCTTTGAAGTCGTTTCTGCAATTACCATTAGCCCATCTTCAGGGGCCATTGGTGATAAGGTAACCGTAAGCGGCACCGGTTTCGGTAGCAGGAATGACGTCACTGTCTACTTTAACAGTATTGCGGTGGCAGGGGATACCGCCAACAAATACGGGAGTTTTGAGGTTACCTTTGCGGTGCCGGCGACGGTGTCAGGCACCTACGATATAGAGGCGGAGGAGGATGACGATGACAACAAAGGCAGGGCAGAGTTCACTGTAGTTGCCGGGGCTAGCCTCAGTCAGTCAACCGGTGCTGTCGGCACACCACTCGTTGTCAGTGGCGTTGGGTTTAATGCCGGTACACTGGTGACTATTACCTATGACGGGGTTGAATTAGCTACAGCTACTGCTGGCAGTGACGGAGCCTTTTCTGCTGCCTTTAACGCCCCGGCCAGCACCGGCGGCAATCACATTATTACCGTAACTGATGGCACTAACATTGCCGAATGCATCTTTACTATGGAATCGAAAGCACCGCCAGCACCAGCACTACTTTCACCTGAAGATGGTGCCAAAGCCGAGGCTAAGGCTCACTTTGACTGGGAGGGTGTTGACGACCCAAGTGGTATAACCTATACCCTCCAGGTGGCCACCAAAGATAGTTTCACGGCGTCCTTCCTGGTGCTGGAGAGGGAAGGGCTTACCGATTCTAAGTACGCCATAACTCCGGAAGAGGAGCTTGAGCCAGCCAGCAGGGAAGCCCCCTACTACTGGAGGGTGAAGGCGATAGATGGTGCCTCTAATGAGAGTGAGTGGTCAGCGGTTAGCTCATTCTATGTTACTTCACCGTTTACCCTGTCTCCCACGGTTAGAAATGTTCTAATAGGTGTTGGTGTCACCGGTGCCGTTTTCTTCGGCTTCTGGCTTGGCCGCAGGACTGCCTATTCCCGGCGAGTATCATGAGCCTTTATAATATGGTTTATGCTAAGGAGCTAGAAAGTCTAAGAATAGAGAGGATTATAGTTCGAAAGGGTCTTTCTTTGTAGAAACGTGTCGCTTTCTTTTATAATGAAGGGTGATAAGGAGGGAGTATTGGAAAAAGTTATCTTTTAGAAAAGCATAACTTTCTTTATAGTGTAACGTTATATATTATGATATAAGGAAAATACAGGAGGTGAGTTTGTGGTGAAGTTTACTAAAATCTGGCGAGCATTAACTATAGGTGTTATTATTGCTGTCTTGGCGATAGCCATCCCTGTCTCACCCGCCCTGGCGGCGGAGGACATTACCCTAGACCCTGATGAGGGTGAAATCGGCGACTCGTTTGATATCGAGGGTGATGGTTTTGATGAAAGCGACTTTGAGGCGCCGGATTATGTTTATGTTGACATCTACTTAACCAGTGAAGATGGTGATATTGACGATATCGATGATGTCGATAATTATGAGAAGTGGAGCGATTTGGTTAATGAGCGGGGCGAGTTCAGTAAAAGGATCACCATACCTACTGTGCTTGATGAGGGCGATGCAGACGAGGATGTGCACGGCGGTACATATTATATCTATGTTACCTATGAGGGTGAGGATGATGTAGAGGCTAGCGATACGCTCACTGTAATTGCCGGTGAGATTGACCTAGACCCCACAAAAGGTACAGTTGGTAGCGAGGTGGAGATTGACGGTACTGGCTTTGCTGGCAGGGAATACATTGATGTTGAATACGATGGGAAAGGTGTAGATATAGAAAGTGGTGATACTAGAACCGAGAGCGATGGCGATTTTACATCGACCATTCTTGTTCCAGAGAGTACTGCTGGAGACCATACGATTAAGGTCACCGGTGATGAGGGCTCTGAGGCTGAGGCTACCTTTACTGTAGAGCCGGAAATAGCCATCGGTACTAACC